TGAACTCAGCGCGGGCCGGCTGCTGTTGGAGGTTGGGCAGGGAGCTGCTCAGCCGGCCGAAGGCAGCGCCGGACTCATCACCGAAGTCGGACGTGTTCCTGAGCTGATTGAAGGTGGTGTGGATTCGGCCGTTCACCTGGTGCGTGCGGATGGACTTCACGAAGGTGCTGCGGAGCTTGTTGAACTTGCGGGCCTTGGCGAGCGCGAGCCCAGCCGGGTGGTCCACGCCGTTGAGCACTTCCTTGTCCACCTTCGGCTTGCCGGTCGGGGTCGTGCCGACCTTGAGCCCGAGGCCGGTCAGGATCGGAGCCACCGCCGCAGCCTTCCAGCAGTTGTCCAGGCCCAGGTCGATGCCGGTGAGGTGCTTCACCTCGGCGAGGGCCTCGGTCTCATTCTCCAGGGCCCACTGCTCGATCCAGTCGAGCTTGTCGAAGTCGATGCGGACGCCCCTGCGGCGCATCTTGATGAGCACCTTCTGGACATCGCGCTCGATCTTCCACACGCCCTCAATTCCTTGCGACGCAATCTCATCCTCTTGTCGGGCGAGGATCTCCAGCGGCAGGGCGGCATCCTCGGTCGCGTAGGGGCCGACATAGCGTGCGGGCAATCGCCAAAGCTCGCCCTTCACATCGAAGCCGAACAGGGCTGCGGCCCTCGTGAGCAGGTCCTCATCCTTGCCGTCCAGGCCCAGGCGCTTGGCGATGTTGTCCAGGGAGTAGCTCTTGTACAACTCGTGGATCAGGGGCGCGGCCACTTGAACGTCGCGCAGCTGGCACGGGCCTTCGAGGAAGTCCACCTTGTACTGCGCAAGCCAATCGAGATCGTAGCCGAGGTTGGCCCCCACGATCTCGCCATCGAATTGTCGCGCCTGGACTTCGAGGTAGGCCAGCACGTGGCGCGGGTCGAGGTTGTCGCCGCCCTCGTGCGCAATCGGCAGGTAGTGCTTCGGGCCCCCTTCGATCGCGAAGCTGATGCCGGCAAGGTGGCTGCCCTCGCGCCTCACGCCAGGCCCCATCGTCTTGAGCTGCGGGTCGCAGGTCTCGACATCGAGCCCGACACGTCCACCGCGCGGCCAGTCGGGAAGCTCGCCGAGCTTCGGCGGGGTCCAATCCGAGGGCAGATCAGCAAGGTGCTTGTAGAGCAAGAGCCCAGTGGGTCTGGGCGTGGGGGCCTTCCTACTCGCCATCCGGGTAGCACTCCTCGATCAGCTCATCAAGGAGGTTGATGACGACACTCAGCTGGCTCCTGTCCCAATTCGAGCACAGGACCACGATTGCGGTCATCTCACCCGCATCGGTGATGTTGTTGGCGAGGAAGAACGGCTTGAGGGTCCGCATGCCAACGTAGCCGCGCGCTCGGCGGTTGTGGCTGTGAGCCATCTCCAGCAGCTTCTCGGTGTAGTGCTTCGCCTTGATGAGGTCCTGAATGCCGTTCTTCTTGCGGTGGCGGGTGATGTACTTTGTGGCGCATCCTTCGAGGTAGCCCACGCCATACCTCTCGATGAGGTCCCAGTGTTGGAAGTCTGCCTGATAGTGGTCGCCAAACTCCTGGCGGTCATTCGCTGACATCGATGTGATCCTCAATGTAGTCTGAGAGCCGCACGGGGTGCTCGCTCTGGAATTGGTTGACGAATGCCTGGACTGGCTTCGGGAAGCTGTCCCACCGTTCCTTGATGACCTTCCAGGCATTCTGGTGCGGGGTCCGCGCGTTGCGATTCCCCATCTCAATCTCATCGTCGCACCACAGGTAGAACTCAACCATGTCGAGCGCAACCATCCACTGCTGCTCAGGCAGGCTCAGGGTCTCATTGATCCCGAGGATGTGGTCCACCGATGACTCGGCCCCCTGGAGTGCCTCCTTGAGGTAGGGGAAGGTCTGCTTTGCCGTGTACGGGGTGTCGCCGACAAACCGCTCAGCCACGTCATGGAACATACAAGCGCGGATCAGCCTGCTGCTGGGCTCCGGGTGAAGCACCAGCAGCATCGCCGCGACGTTGTATTGATGGAAGCCGTTGCTGTAGCTTCCGTGGTGGGGGACGATGTGGCTGCGCTCGATTTTGGACGCCTCCCTGATCGCCAGCACCTTGGTGAGTTGGCTCACCGCGCCGTGAAGAATGCTCATGCTTGTCGCCTCTCGATCCACTCTGTACAGGCCAAGCGCCAATCGCTTGCGCCGATCATCTCTGCGTGGGCCATCGCCTGCTCGGGGTCCTTGGCCTTGTGGTGCTTGTAGGCTTCCACGGCCGGCGCGAGCACCTCACCCACGAAGTAGGTCTGGCACTCGGTCCAGTCGATGTTGCGAGGGTGCCGGCTCCCGAGGTATGCGATGTCGTGGTCCAGCTCATCTTGCGTCGCACCGAACAGCAGCGGGGTCGCCTCGATGCCGCCCGACTCGTGAGCGATGCTGTAGGGGTTGAACGTGTCGATGTCGGATCGGTCGGCGGCGAGCAGGGGCGTCAGGGTGTCGAGGTAGCCGTGGAAGTTGTTGGACATCTGCCAATAGCGTCCGACGGGCACGTGGATCAGGCCGGCCAGGTACTCCTGAAGCATCGACATATGAACGCTGTTCGCGCCGTAGGCCCCCCACACGATGTCATTCGAGCGGTTGGTCACGGTCATGTCAAGCTCGTCATTGACGTTGATGCTGAAGTAGACGGCGGTGTTGCACGGGACATCGTTGCTGGGCGAGCCCAGGTCGTGGCGACCGTCCCACATCTGGAGCACGCACCGCCGGTCATCGGGGTTCCGCACGAGCTGATCCGCGATGCGGCGAAGCTGGTCGTACCCGAAGTGCCCGCGCCACCGCTGGCCGTAGAAGCCGTTGAACGTGAAGCCGTCATCACTGAACCGGCTCATGTTCTTCACGAACCACGTGAGCGGTGCCACGCTGGCGTTGCCGGTCAGCATGTACAGGGCTTCGTAGAGGTGAAAGAACGGGTTGGCGTCTCGGGCCTTCCACGTCAACACCCGCTCGGTCGGGTTGGCGTAGCAGGTGGTGACGGGGCCATCCATCACGAGCACGGGGCCGTTGCGGCTGTCGCGCTCGAAGCCCTCCTGGGCCAGTAGATCAATCCCGCTCAACACCGCATCGTTGACGTTGCGTGCGTTCACCGTTCGCATTTGTACTTCTCCCTCGGCGCACCTTCTCCAAGGCGCACCCGTTCATACTTATCAAACTCGCAGAGGGTGTGTTCAACCTCTCTCATTTCCCACGGACGGTGAGACACCGGCCAGTGCTCGGGGTTCCGTGACTCTTCGAGAAGCTCGCGCATGAAGTCGATCACCAGGTGCCGGTGAGCCCTGCGGTAGTAGTCATACCGCTTGGCGTCGCCATGGAGGATGCGGCCAGTGCCACGGGCGGCTCCGGGCCCAGGGCTCGCCCAGGAGTTGATGTCGATCGCGAAGCCTCCAATGTCCGTGAACCGGAGATCAGTCACCATCTCGTATGCGAGGAAGTTGCCCAGCCGGGGGTAGCGGCTTGCCAGCCGGCCCCACATGTCCTCAAGCCGGTCCATGCTCCGAAGGTCGGCCACGAGGCGCTCGCGGTCGCGCCACACGTTGTCGATGAGGCCGCACACGCTGTCGAGCTTCTTCATGCCGGGGTCGCTGTTGATGATGTAGGCTCCGGTGAAGATGACCGGCAACGGTCGCAGCCACGTCATGGCGCGCTCGCTGTTCCAATTCACGAACAGGTCGTGATCGAGCAGTGCTTGGCCGGTCGTCATCCGGTTGAACCACCGGAAGATCACCGTGGCCATCACCACGTCATCGCTCTTGCTCAGCGGGCCTCGCACGTGCTTCACGAACCAGCGTGTTGTCTTGTCATCCTCCCTGAAGATGTTGCAGAACTTGTACGCACCCAGGATCGGGTCGCGCGTCCACGGATGCGGGTTGCCGTTGGCCCTCGCGATCTGGATGGCCTCGCGCTCGCGGGCGTATGCGAAGAACGCCTTGACCCCTGCCTCACGCATCGAACAGTGCCGCCTTCATCGCATCGAAGCACTCGTCACGGTTGCCGCGGAACACCGTTGCGCCGCCCTCTTCGAGCTTGTCGGCGTAGCGGATCGACAGCCGATGCTTGCCGGTCGTGTTCTTCGGGTTGACCATCGGGGCGTCAGGGTTCTTGGCTCGCCTGCGGAGCATGATCGAGTCCAGGCACTCCTGAAGCGGGATGTTGATCAGGAAAGCTCGGAGATCGGCTCCGGCCTCCACGATCTTGAGCATGCGGTTACACTCCACGCTCATCAGGAGCCCTTCCACCAGCACGTGGCCTTCGCGGTTCTTCTCCTCGATGAGGTCGAACAGCGTGCCGAAGTTGTTGATGGTGTCGGCTCCGGCGCAGGGCGTGTTGTAGTGCCCGAGCAGGAACACCGGCCGGTCCAGCGCCGGGTGCTCGTATTCGTAGAACAGCGGCTGCCGCCGGCCTTCGATGTGAACCTCGCGGATGAGCTTGAAGCCGCATTCATCGACAAACCGGCGCATCAGCACCGTCTTGCCGGAGCCACTCGGGCCTCGGGGATTGATGATCATTCCATGTACCTCGCAATCTGGTAGGCAGCCCATCCGGCCGCAATGGTTCCGTTCTTCGCGCCGCCTGTTGCGACGATCAGGTCATTGGGAGTGTGCGGGCACTGGTGGAAGGCCAGGTGACAGGGGGCCTTGCCCAGGGCGCTCTTCGGCATGTACGGTCGGATTCCGATGCTCATCTTGGTGTCGCCTGTGACCACCCCTCGCGCTCGGGCCGTTGACTGGGCCAGCCGCTCATCCGTGAGGTTGCCGACCTTGAGTGCCGTGCCGTCTCCCACCCAGACGCGGTTGCTGTCGATGTTGAACGCCACCAGCTGCTTGTAGGGGGCCCAGACGCTGATGAAGTTGTCAGGGAGCTGCGCGCCGGTCGTGACGTAGGAGGCTCCCACGCGACCGTCCAAGCCGGGTGCCTGGTGCTCCTTGTACAGGATGTCGTTGCTCCAGTAGCCGGCGGCCACGATGACCGTGCGGGCTTCCCAGACCTCATCGTCATCGAAGTGGACCGTGCCGGGGGTCGCCTTGATCACGTTCTTGCGGATCGGCGGCACAGCCAGTCGGATCTTCTCGGGGTCGCACCAGC